GTATACTAGCCAGCAGCCTTCTGGTGGTCAGGCTACTAAGTTTTATTCCTCATGTATTATTAAACTCTTTTCTTCAGAGTCAGATAATCAAGCGATTAAAGGAAAGATCAAGGTAGGAGATAAACTAATTGAAGAAAAAGTTGGTAGAACAATTAAGTGGGAACTACAGTTCTCCAAAACCTCTCCAGGGTTTCAGTCTGGTGAGTATGATTTTTATTTTAGAGGTGACGATATTGGTCTTGATACCATTGGCGACTTGGTTACTACAGCAGAATTAAACGGCATTGTAGAGCGTACAGGAGCGTGGTACATACTTCCAGATGGAACAAAGGTACAAGGCAAAGAGGCCTTTGTAAATCGTGTAAGAGAGGATCTTGATTTGCAAGAATCGATCAAGGCAAGACTAAATGGGTAGTTTTACAGTCTATCACGGGGTATTTGTTTGTCACACATGCAAGGCAGAGGTAAAAACATTAAGACTTTATGCTGAAACAAAAACAATGACTTGGATGTGCAAAGAAAAGCATCTTACAACTGTTAAGTTTGGTAAGCAGAAATGGAAGGGTAATGACAGAGAAGAGTGAGTCCAAGAGAATAGGTGCTAAACAGCACAAGAACTCTGGCCGTAATACACAAAAGGGAGATGCTTCCTGGAAAAACTTTGTTGTAGACTTCAAAGAAGTTGGAAAATCGTTTACTTTAAACAAAGAGGTTTGGGCTAAGGCAACTACTGATGCTATGAAAAACGGCAAAGATCCAGCCATTGTGGTGGTAATGGGCGAGGGTAACGCAAAGGTTAGGCTTGCTATAATTGAAATGAGCATATTAGAAGATCTAGTGGAGGAATAATGGAACAACAGAAAACAACGATAGATATGGTAAATGGTTTGGCTGAGATTGCAGACTATATGGAAGATGAAGAGTTGACAACTGCTCTTACTTTCATTGCTAAGATTATTATTAAGCCAGACATCCCGTTGAATGTAGCACATATAGAGATAGTTAGACTTCAGGCTATTGCAGCAAAGATGGCATTCAAGGCAACTTGGATGGCTAATGTTGATAAGTCAGATCGTGGTAAGAAGAATCTTTATTACACAGCAGCAGAGTCATTAAACAATTTAGTCTCTGCTTTGAAATATATAACCCGATAATCTGCTATACTTATACTAACAGAAACGAGAAAAAATGACGAAGAATTTATTGCATACGGTAATGTTGAAGCCAGAAGAAAAGCCAATCCATCCAATGGATATAGCAGGTCTTGAAGCCAAGATTAAAGAAGGATACACGATTACTCGTGTAGATAAGCACACAACTAAAAAGACTTTTGCTCCATCTACCATTGCTTATGGGCATGGAGAATGTGCTAGATACTGGTATCTTGCATTTGATGGTCAGATGTTTGAAGATAATGCTGATGCATATGCTTCTGCAAATATGACTGCAGGAACGCTCTCTCACGCAAGAATTCAAAACGCAATGATGAATGCTGGCATAGTCAAGGTTTATCGTGATGAGGAAAATGAGGCAACAACAGAGTTTAAGATTAGACATGATGATCCACCTATCTTTGGATATGGCGATGTTATGTTTGATTGGCAAGGCCAAGAACTTATTGGTGAAATTAAAACAATGATGAATGAAGGATTTGAATATAGAAAAGCATCAGGTAAGGCTAAGAATGGCCACCTAATGCAGTTGCTTATCTATATGAAGATCTTAAAGAGACCAACTGGTGTTATGATTTATGAGAATAAAAATAATCATGAACTCCTTTTGATCCCTGTAGATGTAAACGATCATTACCGTCGGTGGGTAGACCAGGCATTTGATTGGATGAGACTAGTTCGCAAGACATGGGAAGATAGAACCCTGCCAAACAAAAACTATAGATCAAACTCCAAGATATGCAAGTCATGCCCAATTAAAAAAGCATGTGAGTCTGCAGGTCCAGGCGTAGTAAAAATAGCGCCCTTGGAGATTCTCGGTGAACAATTGTAAATGCTGCGACAATCAGTTTGAGCCAACAGTATCTTATCAGATATATTGCTCTCCACACTGCAGAGATATCGCAACAAAAGAAAAAATTGCAATAAGGTATTTGCAATCAAAAAGGCAAAAGAGAAAAGGTAAAGTAAGGCTTTGTAAGTCTTGCTCTAGCCCTTTGTCTATTTACAATGATGACTTGGTTTGCTCATCATGTATTGTAAATCCTGATGCCGTACTGAAAGCAATAAAAGAAATAAAAGGAAAAATAAATGGTAAAAAATAAGTGGGGCTTAGAGGTAAAGCCACATACAATTTGCGCTATTGACGCTAGTACTAACAGCCTTGCATTTTCTTTATTCTCTGGAGAAGATCTTGGTGTAGTTGGAAAGATTAACTTTGAAGGTAAAAACACATATGAAAAAGTTATGGATGCTGGACAAAAAGTTAAAGCATTTTTTGATTACTATGGTGGGTTTGAGGCAATAATTATTGAGCACACAGTGTTCATGAATAGCCCTAAGACTGCTGCTGATCTAGCACTTGTACAGGGAGCAATCCTAGGTGCTGCAGGGCAATCTGGAACTAAGGTAATAGGAACAGTATCTCCAATTACTTGGCAAAACTATATAGGTAACAAAAAGATATCAAAGGATGAGCAACTATTTATACGTTCTCAGAATCCAGGTAAGTCTGTGTCTTGGTATAAAACATACGAAAGAAATCTTCGTAAAGAAAGAACGATAAGATTTATTAACACTATCTATGATAGAACTATCACTGATAACGATGTAGCCGATGCTTGCGGTATAGGTCATTGGGCTATAAAAAATTGGAGCAAAGCAATAGGAGTTGACAAATAACATCATGGCTGCTAAACTATATACAAGCGAAACTTTTATGCGTAAGAGATATCTTATGGATAAGAAGACCCCAGAAGAGATTGCAAAGGAGTGCGGAGTAAGTCTAGAAACTATCTACGTATACCTTGCTAAATTTGGATTAAGGAAATCAAGAAGATGAATAAATTTGAAAAAGCGTTGGTAGCACTTGCTGTGGCAGGCACTGTTGGTTTTGCTTTTGCATTTGCTGCACTAAGAGGAATACCAGAAGCATTTGATTGGGAACTTGACGAAGAGGAATTTCATGACGAATAATCTAAACATAACAGTTGACCAAGTAAACAACCCACTGCACTATACGTCAGATCCTTCTGGCATTGAGTGTATTCAGATTACTCGTCATCGTAATTTTAATATTGGCAATGCTTTTAAGTACCTATGGAGAGCAGGCTTAAAAGATCAAGAAAAAACTATTCAGGATCTTGAGAAAGCAATCTTTTATATCAAGGATGAAATTAATAGACTAGAGGGAAAGCATGTCAACTGAAGATGATCTAGTCAAGCACCTAGACCAAGTAAACTTAGTAGTAGAAGAATACCTTAAAGGAAATGATCCAACTGTAATTTCAAAGCAGTTGTCTATACCAAGACAAAAAGTTGTAACCCTTATTAATGAGTGGAAAGTAATGGCATCTGCTAATGATGCTATCCGTGCTCGTGCTAAAGAAGCACTTGCTGCAGCAGATACACATTACAGTAAGTTGGTGTCACGAACATATGAAGTTATTGATGAAGCATCTATGACTAATAATCTTAGTGCAAAGACTGCTGCAATTAAACTTGTTATGGATATTGAGTCTAAGAGAATTGATATGTTACAGAAGGCTGGACTTCTTGAGAACAAAGAACTAGCAGAAGAAATGATGGAAATTGAAAAGAGACAAGAAGTTCTTGTAGGCATTCTAAAAGATATTGCTTCTGAGTATCCACAGATTCGTGATGAGATTATGCGTAGGCTATCTTCATTTGCAAAAGATAATGAGGTGATTACAGTTGTCCACGATGTTCAATGAGTTTCTTGAGGCACTTCAAGATGATCACTTTGAAGAAACTCCAGTAGACGCAAGAACATTTGTTGAAGGTGAGGCATACCTTGGACAGCCACCTCTATCAGATATTCAATATGATATTGTTGAGGCAATGAGCCAGATATACCGCAAAGAAGATTTAATAAATATAATGGGGGAAGAAGAAGGAACAAAGTACTTTAATAAGTACACCAAGAATGAAATTATTCTGCAACTTGGCAAGGGATCTGGTAAGGATTTCACATCAACCGTAGCATGTTCATATATTGTATACAAACTTCTATGCTTAAAAGACCCAGCAAAGTATTTTGGAAAGCCGTCTGGAGATGCTATTGACCTTATTAACGTAGCGATTAACGCTCAACAGGCAAAGAATGTGTTCTTTAAAGGCTTTAAGTCGAAGATCGAAAGGTCTCCTTGGTTTGCTGGAAAGTATAATGCAAAAGCAGACTCGGTAGAGTTTGATAAATCAATTACAGTTTACTCTGGTCACTCAGAGCGTGAATCACATGAGGGTTTAAACCTTCTTCTTGCAGTTCTTGACGAGATCTCTGGTTTTGCATCTGAAGTTGGAACAGGTAATGAGCAAGGAAAGACTGCTGACAATATCTATAAGGCATTCCGTGGGTCAGTAGACTCCCGATTCCCAGACCTTGGTAAGGTTGTTTTGCTTTCGTTTCCAAGATATCCAGGTGACTTTATTTCAGAAAGATATGATGATGTTGTTGCTGAGAAAGAAGTAATAGAAAGAACGCACAAGTTTACTATTAATCCACTTCTTCCAGAAGGCAGCCCAGACAACTCGTTTGAAATTTCGTGGGACGAAGATCAAATTACATCATATAAGTATCCAGGAGTATTTGCACTAAAGAGACCTACATGGGAAGTAAACCCTACACGCAAGATCGATGACTTTATGATTGCCTTCATGACAGACCTTGGAGATGCTATGATGCGCTTTGCATGTGTTCCAACATTTGCTTCTGATGCATTCTTTAAGCAGGCAGACAAGGTAAGAGCCTGTATGACACTAAGAAACCCTGTTGATAATTTTAGAAGATTTGATGAGGCATTTAAGCCAGACCCAACAAAGAAATACTATGTCCATGCTGACCTTGCACAAAAGCATGACAAGTGTGCAGTTGCTATTGCTCACGTAGATAAGTGGGTAAATATTCAGGTAATTAATAACTATGAACAGGTAGCCCCAATTGTAGTAGTAGATGCAGTAGCATGGTGGGAACCAAAGGTTGAAGGTCCAGTAAACCTGTCAGAAGTTAAGCAGTGGATCCAGAATCTTCGTAGACTTGGTTTTGATATTGGTATGGTTTCATTTGACCGTTGGCAATCATTTGATATTCAAAATGAACTAAAACAGGTTGGAATGAGAACTGATACTGTTTCTGTTGCTAAAAAACATTATGAAGATATGGCAATGCTTGTATATGAGGAAAGACTTGCTATGCCAGCAATTGATTTATTGTTCGAAGAATTAACCCAACTTAAAATTATGAAAAATGATAGAGTTGACCACCCACGAAAAAAGTCTAAGGACTTAGCAGATGCTGTGTGTGGTGCAATTTTTGGTGCTATATCTCATACACCAAAAAATATAGACACTGAAGTAGAAGTTCATACTTTCAGAGACAGGCCAAAGACTCCAGAAGAGCAATTTGACCTGGAAAGTCGTAACGTGATACAATATAAACCTAGCCAAATAGAAGAGATAAAAGACTACTTGGATAGACTAAAAACACTATAAATAGAAAAGGAAATATAAATGAATTCATTTAAGAAAATCTCAATTGCTACTGCTGCAGCCCTAGCAATCGTTGGACTTTCTGTAGCACCTTCTTCGGCAGCACCTCTTGCCGTAACAGTTGCAACAGTAACTAACGCTACAACGGCAACAGCACCAGCAACAGTTGCAGTACCAGCAGCGAACCAGATCACATCTGGAACATCTGTAGCACTAGCAGCAACAGCAGACACAGGAACTATCGTTTCTTTCTCTGCTTCATCAACAGTTAAGTTGGTAACAGCACTACACACAACAGACGCACCAAAGACAGTTGCTTCAGGAGTACCATCTATTTCAGCAACATCTGCTGGTACAGCAGTCACAGTGTATGCATACACAACAACTACAGCGGTTGGATCAGTAACAATCACAAACGGTTCTTACTCAACAATCGTATACATCAAGGGTACAGCAGCAGCAGCATCTAATGTTGCAGTCTCAGTTCCGTCTGCAACAGCAGTTGGAACAATCCCTACAATTACAGTTTCAGCAACAGACGTTTTTGGAAACGCAATCGCAACAGGTGAGACAGTTACTGCTACAGTAATTGGTTCAACATTTGCTGACGGTACAATCACAAAGACTCTTGTTACTACTACAACAGCAGAAGGTGCAGCAGATACAACTCTCGTAGTTGGATCAAAGACAGCAACACTTGCAACAGCAGTTGCAGGAACAGTTCAGGTTGTTGTTACAGGTGCTTCATCTGCAGCAACAGTAACTGGTCTTCCAGCGCCAACAAAGGCAGCAACAGCATCATTCGTTGTATCTGACCTTAATGGAACAATCGCTACTCTAACTGCACAACTTGCAGGAGAGAAGGCTGGCCGTGCACTTGATGCACAGGCAGCAGCAAATGTTCTTGCAGCAGAAAAGTCTGCTCGTGCAGCAGACAAGGTTGCAGCAGACAAGGCACTTGCAGATGAGAAGTCAGCACATGCAGCAACTAAGGTAACAGCAGAAGCAAAGGCTAAGACAGATGCAGCGACAATCGCAGCATTGACAAAGCGTCTTGCAGCAGCAAACAAGTTACTTCCTGCATCAAAGCGCAAGTAAATAATCCAACAATTAGGGGAGTCAGGAAACTGGCTCCCTTTTTTGTATTTGTGTTATAATAAACATATGACCATTCCTACAGGCTTTCGTAAAAAAATTATTGAGTCTGTAGAAAATAATAAAGGCATAATATTTAAAAATTTTTTTGATAGTGAAACCACCCCAGGCTGGGAAGAAATAATGCAATGCCTACATAATGAGATTAGTCTCGATACTCATAGGCAGGAGTTTTCTATAAAGCCTAGTGAAGAAGAAAAGACCTATGGAAATGTTATTATGTCTGATAAGTTGTACTTGGCATCTCATTTGGATCAAAAAATATTTAATGGATATTTCCCAAAAGTTTCAAAGGCATTGGATGTAATAAGGAATTCATCAGGTATAGTCATAGTTGGCATTGGACCAAGAGTATGTCTAGGACCACACATAGTTAAGTTTCATAAGGATCAGTGGCATGCATTTGCTTTGCAGTGTGAAGGAAAAGCAAAATGGATCCTATCAGATACAAAAGATGGTACTGGGCAATATGTTGAAGAGTTCTATCCTGAAAAGGGAGATATGATCTTCTTCCCCAAAGGTATGTGGCATAGAATAGAAACTCAGGATGCCCCAAGAGCAGGCTTGCAGTTCAATGCCCTTATATCTTAATCATGTATAAAATGATATAATTATAGGATGATACTTAAATACCTTGTGTATAGAGTTTTTTTTAAATTAAAGAGTATATTTAAGAAAAATAAGCAAAAAAATAGATTTATCTATTAGGGAAAATATTAAGCAAATGCTTAAAATTTATGGATAACTATAATAAAATGATATAATAACCTTATCAGACATCTAGTCTGCAAGGGGGAAAGGTTAATTAAAAGATTACTACTCAGATCAGCATTCATAACAGCGTTTTTAGCACTATGCCTATTGTTATTTCCACAGGATACCGCTCACGCTGAAGAGATAGGCACTGTCCAGGTATCTCCAGCAGAGACAACCACAGCAACAATATCAGTAAATACAACAATAGTTGCACAAGTCTCAGACACATCTACCGTAGTATCAATAACCCCTACAGCCATAATTGAGGCAGCCCAGACTGCAATAACTCAGGCTGAAACTGCTACGGCAGTTATAGAGATCCAAGCAGCAGCCATTACAAATCCTACAGAGACAGTTACAGCCACTATCGCACAGGCTCAAGACTCTATCATACAGGCACAGACAGTAGTAGATAGTGCTACTGTGGCTCTTGCTCAGGTAGATGGGGCAACTGTTTTGGTATCTGAAGCACAAGAAAATGTCATTGTTGTAGAGATTGCAGTAGAAGCACAGACAGAGGTTGTAGTAGATAAAACACAGGTAGTTGAATCAGCAACAGCGGTAGTAAATGCAAACACATCCACTGGACTAACTATGACCATAATTCATAATCCTGGATACAACAATGCCCCACCACTTAATGTTGGAAATGTTGTTAGGGTTGTTACTGATACAAATGGTATTAATGAAAACTTTGACGCAAATGCAAACCTAGTAATGGCCAATGATGACTTTAAAGTAAGGTGGCAAGGCATCTGGACACCAACTCACACTGGAACAACTTATCTGTATGCTCCAGCAGATGACGGGGTACAACTATACTTAGATGGCCAATTAACCATTAATGACTGGTATGACAAGGGTGGGGGAGGATCCATAGCAGGTGTTCAAACAACTTCAGGAACAGGGAAAAACTTTACACTATGGTTTTATGAAAATGGTGGAGGAGCAAATGTTGTTTTGATGAAGAATACTGGAACTGGATGGTCTGTAATTCCAGGGTCTGAATTTAGCACATCAAGTGCTTCTCCAGAACAAATCCAAACACTTCAAGCAGCACGAACAAATCTTCAGGTTGCACAGGCAACACTAGATATTCTTGAGGCAGATCTTGCAACAGCAGAAGAAGACCTAATTGAGGCAGAAGAAAATCTTCAAGATGCTCAAGAAGATTTAAATGTTGCAATGGAAGCAGTTGGTAATGCAGTATCTACTATGAATGCAAGCGTAACAGAAGCACAAAATGCAGTCATGCAAATACTACAAGCAGAGGAAGCAGAGAGAGCAAGAATTGCAGAGGAAGCAAGGCAGGCAGAGTTGGCAAGACAAGCAGCCATATCAGCAGAGAATGCAAGAGTTGCTGCCCAACAAGCATATGAGGCAGAGCAGTCTAGAATTGCTGCAGAAGCAGCAAGAGTTAAAGCAGAGGCAGAAGCAAAAGCAGCAGCAGAGGCTGCAGCAAAGGCAGAAGCGGATAGAATTGCTGCAGAAAAAGCAGCCAAAAAAGCAGAGGCTGATCGCATCGCTGCAGAAGAAGCAGCAGCCAAGGCCAAGGCAGAAGCAGACAAAGCAGAGGCAGATAGATTAGAAGCAGAGGCAAAGGCAAAGGCTGCAGAGGAAGAAAAGGCCAAAGCAGAACTTGAAGCAAAGATTAAGGCAGAAGAAGATGCTAAAAAGTTAGCAGAGCAAAAAGCAGCGGAAGAATTAAAAGCAAAGGCAGAGGAAGAGAAGGCTAAGGCTGAAGAAGATAAGTTAAAGGCAGAGCAAGAGAAGATTGCGGCAGAGCAAGCAGCAAAGAAGGCAGAAGAAGAAAAACTTGCAAAAATTGCAGAAGAGGCTAAAGCAGGTAAAGAATTATCAAAGGAAGAAGTTAAAGCAGTCGTTACAGCACTGGTAGCAGATTTAAAACCAGGAGAATCTATCTCAGCAGCAGAAGTAAAAGCGTCTGGAGTATCATATGCAGACCTTCCACCAGAAACACCAGTAGCAGTTAGAACATCTGAATCTGGGGAAGTTCTTGTAATTACTGCAGAGGTTGCAGCAAATGTTGAATTGGTTTCAGATCCAAGAGCATTATTAAATACAGCATTAACTGATCCAGGAGCAGCATTAGCAGCACTTGGAAGTATTGGAGCAGACATGACTCCAAGCGAAAGAGAAGAAGCAACCAATATGGTTGTAGCAACAGTAGTTGCAACA